CAGAGAGAGGTTGCGCGTAAGGGGAAGACTTACAAGCAGTGGTTCCGGGTCACGAACGCCGAGATCATAGCGGCGGCTGTGGAGGCCGAGCGCAAAGCTCAGGAGGTCGCCGCAGAGCCGAGCGCGCCGGCCCTGCTCACGGTCGAGCGAACCGCCATAATCTCCAAGGTCATCGAGGAGGTCTCTGGCGCCTACTGCAAGAAAGTGTGGTGGGCAGACCGGCTGGAGCTGATGCAGGAGACGTGGACGGTCGTGCTCGAAGCTCTCGCGCGCAAGCCGATCCCCGATGAGTGGTTGCGCGGGACCGTCGCGCGGATCGCCTCTCGGCGCATGGCGCAATTCCTGTGGGAGCTGACGTGCCCGGCGACGGGCGCGCGCGGCGGGCGGCACTTCGAGGGCGTCAAGCGCGCCTCGGAGCTCGAGCTCGAGCAGCAGGCCGCCGGTGTGCCCGCGCCCGACGCGCGGCTCGTGGAGGCAGAAGCGGAGCACGGCGTGGAGGAGGCGCGCGCCGCGCTGTGCGCGCGGATCGAGGAGCTGTACGTGAGCAACGCCGCGCGCTCGAAGCGCGAGACGCGCGCGCAGGCGTTCGCGGCGGCGCTGCGCGTGCTGATCGACGGGCTGCAAAGCGCGGAGGCGGCCGAGGAGAGCGGGGAGGAGATCGGCGACGTGTATGCGGAAACCAACCGCGTCAAGCGCCTCATTGTGGAGGACCAGCAAGCGCGGGAGCTCCTCGAGGAGATTCAGGATTGGAGGGCGGACCTGTGACCAAACAGGAAGCGATCATGTTTCGGCAGGGGTGGGTGAGCGCGCAGATGGCGGCGGCGCGGCTCGGCGTGCATGTGGTCACGATCCACAGGCTCGTGGAGAAGCTCCCGGAACGGGACAAGCAGATGGTCGGGCGCCGCCGGTTCATCCGCATGACGGCGCTGGCGGAAGCCCACGAACCCCACATGCGGCGTGCGTTTCGTTTGGATGACTGGAGTGACCTGTTGCCGGAGGTAGAGCGCGTCGCTTTTTCCTAAAGGTGTGACCTCACATCCCGTTCATTCAGAGCATGAAGCAGTTCTTGGCTCTGGCGGCAGCGGTTCTGGTGGGTTGCTCGGGGAGCATCGTGGAGACCCCAAGCGCTGACGTGTTCTTCGGCGAGACGCAGATCGACCTCACGGTCGACTCGGAGTTCAGCGCCGAGCAACGCGCTTCGATTCAACTTGGCTTCGAGTTCTGGCTGGCCGAGCTCCCCGAGCTGGAGATCACTACGGAGACGAGCAACTGTGACCAATCCGAGTTCGGCTGCTTTGCCGCCGTGGAGGCCGATTCGGAAGCGTTGGAGCTGCACGGAGAGCAAGCGCTTGGTGTGTACAGGGCGGGCGCCGTCGTGCTGAGTGTCGCGCTCGAAGGCGAGGATCTGGCGCTGGCCGCCGCCCACGAGTTTGGGCACTTGATCGGTCTCGGCCATGGGGACGGGATCATGGAGGAGTTTCTGAGCGACTGTAGTTGGAACGTCGGTGAGACGGCGACCAGCGAATTGGAGGAGATGGGTCTGAAGTGAAGATCACAGTGGAGAATGTGTGGACGCACGTGGAGGCCGAGACCGAGGAATGGGAGTGGCTCCGAGGCGTGCTGTCGGCGGAGGTCAGCAGCTTCGTACAGGGCCGTTACGGCGAGCCCGACAAGTGGAACCGCCAAGTCATCAGCGTGCTCGACGGCGCGCTGTTCCCGAGCGGTCTCGTCCCCGTGGTTCGCCGGCGAGCCAAGGCGGAGGGGCTGCTCGTGGAGGTCAACGACCTGCGCGTGGTCCCCGACGTCGGCCGCTTCCGCCAGCCGGCACCCGATTGGCTCCGCGACTACCAGCGGGAAGCCGTCGAGCGCGCGTTGAAGTTCGGCCGAGGCATCCTGCGTGTGCCCATGTCCGGCGGCAAAACGGAGATCTTCGTGGCCATGACCCTGATGCTCCCGTGCGAGTGGCTCTTCCTCGTCAAGAAGACCGATCTCGTCCGCCAGACCAAGGAGCGCTACGCGCGGATCACCGGCGAGCAGCCCGGGGAGCTCGTCTCCGGGGAGTGGAAGCGCGGGACTAGCAACGTGACCGTGGCGGGGTTCGACGCCTGGTGGGCAGCGCTCAAGCGGGGCGCGCCGTGCGTCCAGCAGCTCGGGCAGGCGATTGAAGCGATCAACGTGGACGAGTGCCACACGGTCGCCGCCGAGACGCTCTACCGGGGCTTGCTCGCGTTCCCGAAGGCCTACTACAGGATCGGGCAGAGCGGGACCCCGCTGCACCGCGGGGAGCTCGACAACCTGCGCACGGTCGGCGCGCTCGGTCCGGTGGTGTACAGGCTCGAGACGCAGGAGCTCGTCGAGCGCGGCGTGATCGCGCGCGCCAACGTGCGCATGGTCGGCTGCCATCAGAGCGTCCCCCGCGAGAAACAGGCGTCGACATGGCGCGGGATCCACACGCAATTCGTGGTGAAGTCCAAGCTGCGGAACCGCAAGGTAGCCGAGATCGCGGCGCGTGCGGCCAAGCCCTGCATGGTCTTCGTGGAGCAGATCGTCCACGGTCAGAACGTCCTCCGGGAGCTCCAAGCCATGGGCATCCCGAGCACGTTCGTCTCCGGGGAGGCGTCGCTCGGCAAGCGCAAAGCCGAGGTCCAAAAGCTCGTGGACGGGGAGTATCAGGTGCTCGTCTGCAACGAGATCTTCTCGACCGGGCTCGACGCCCCGGAGGTCCGCGCGACGGTCAACGCCGCCGGCGGACGCGCGCCGATCAGCACGCTCCAGCGCATGGGGCGCGCGATGCGCAAGAAGCCGGACGGCTCGCTCGACTGCGAGACCTGGGACTTGGACGACTCCGGGCACAAGTGGCTCGAGCGCCACTCCCTCGAGCGCCGGGAGACCTACGAGTCGGAAGGACACGACGTCCAGATCGTGGCGGACCTCGGCGTATGAAACTACGCTGCACCACACGGCAGCAGCTGTGGGAAGACTGCCGCCCGACGCTCCCGCACCACCCGCGCTACTCCGCCGCGCTGCTCGTCCCCTGCTGGGAGCTGTCCGCGCCCCACATCTTGAGCCTCATGTCGATCTTCCTCTGCACGTCACTTTGCGCTCAAGCCTCCCCGAGCTGCACCGCGTGATCCTCGAGCGGAAACGCCGCGCGGCGTAACGCCCTTGCGCGGGGCAGGTTGGCCGTGGCATGCTGCGACCAAGCCTCCCCACGCGCACGCTCTCTTGCGCTACGACACTCTGGAGGCACCCGGCTCAGCGAGCCGGCGCAGCGTAGGCTGGAGCGCGGTGACGCGAAACGGGAGAGACTTCGGGCCCGCTGGAGACGGCGGGCTCGCTGATCGTTGGCCAGAGAATCCGCAGAGTTAACACGCCCCCGACACGACCCCCGGGGAGGCAACGGCGTTCGGAGATCCCGAGCGCAGCTCTCAGGCCCCGCCGCGTTAAGCCAGCCTCCAGTTTACTGGACAGCAGGCGGTAAGCGAGTATGCGGGGCGGCCACAGCACGGACCCGTCAGAGCGGAACCCCTACTTTGGTGAGGGCGGTTTTCGTAGCAGCGCGGTCTCCTGGATTGGTCCTCCGTACTTGGTGCACGAAGGCATCCGCCGAGCTCAACCCCAGCAGAGGGAGGGCTCGGAGAGGGAACACCAAGATGTAGGGGTCGATCTACACCCAGGATAAAATAAAAAGAAAACCAACAGATAACGCACAGCTACTGTGTAGGACAACATGCTGCAAAACGCCGCAGCGTGACGGAATTGATCCCTACGCGCGGCAAGTCTGAAACGGGCATGACACAGAGCGCGCGCGTTGGGTCCCTCGGAGACGGCTCGTCGATCGAGGCTCGCATTCGCCAGCTCGGGGCGCGCCTGTTGCCCCCGGAGCCGCGCGCGCGAGACGGCAAGCCGCTCCAGTACGAGATCCCTCCGCCCCGTCTCCTAGAGCCCAGCACGACGCCGCAGCAGCGGGTCAAAGTGCTGGCCGCCGCTTATCGAGCCGTTCTCGAGCGCCGTTATGGGGTCAAGAGCCGCTACTTCGTGGGTTCTGCGGCGCTCGAATCCCACAAGGATTTCAACAAGCTGTCGGAGCTCGGGGCGCAGATGGTCACGTGCAAGGTGGCCCCGCTCGCCTGGGTCCTGTTCTCTTTCGACGACTGGACCCACACGCCGCTCGGGAAGGACAAACGCACGCCGCCGCCCACGAAGTGGGTGTGGGCGAAGAAACGTTGGAAGGAGCAGCAGGACCGTTTCTCCGAGGAGCGCTACACTAGCGTTCAGCTCCGTTGGGCGCCGGAGGCGGAGACGCTGTGGACCGACTGGCGTTGCATGTGGGTCGATCTCATGCGCGCCGCACCTACGACGCGAGAAGGTGTTGCACAAGTCGTCGATCGCTGGTTTCCTGGTGAGACGTACGAGCAGCGTTTGACCCGAGCGCGCTCGCAGACGTGGGAGTGGCAGGCCCGGGTGGACCGGGAGATGGCCGACGGCGGCTGGCCGTGGTTGTGAGGAAGCGATGAAGATCGGCGTGTCGGTGCAAGAAGGACCACGAGAGGTAGGCGTGGAGACGTGGCGGGCTGCGTGTTCCTTCGAGGGCTTTCAGGTCAGCGTGTCGGCGGGCGACCGCGCGCTGGCGATAGCGCAGGTGCGCAGGCTCGCGTACGCTCACTTGTCCACGCTGGAGCAGCCGCCGCGACACGTGGAGTTCGAGGTCGTTGCGTGAGCGAGCGTCCCCCCGTTGCCGTGCCGTTCATGTGCGGGTGCTCCTACTTGATCCCGCACGACGGCGGCGTGTGGGCGGCGACGAACCGCGAGCTGACGGTGCAGTGCTTCACACACAACAAGGCTGTGTGTGGCAGTTGGGCTCACATGATTCGCGCGCTGTGTGCGCGCCCCGGTCGGTACTTGAACGCTACGGTTGAGGGTCCGAAGCGTACGCAGAGGAACAAGAAGACGAATGAGTGATGAAGCCCGGTCCCCTTACGAGTTCGATCCCAGGTTCGAGGCCTGCATTCTGTTCTATTGTGCGACAGACCCCAAGTTCTGGCGCCAGGCGGGCAAGGAGCTCGAGGTCGACTGCTTGGAGCTCCCCACGGCCAAGCATGTGCTCGACGTCTGCCGGCACACCTACAAGGAGAACCCCAGCGCCGCACCGAGCACGCTCGGCGTCATTCAGCGCCTGAAGGCGACGGTCAGCGCCGGGAAGCTCGACCCGGACATGCCGGGCGCGGTCGATGACATGTTCGAGTCCGTGCTCGAGCTCCAGCCCGCGCGCCCGAGCGTGGAGGCGATCCTCCGGGAGCTCCTGCCGTTGCTCAAGCGCCGGCTCCACTCCAAGGCGATTCAGACGGCGCATCAGGAGTGGGCCACGAAGGGCACGTTTGCCGGCGTGCGCGAGACGCTGGCGCGGGCGGAGCGTCTCGGACGGGCAGAGGAGCGCCCGGGCGTGCGCGTGGGCTCGGCGGGCTTCTCGGCGATCGCGGAAGTGGGGGAGCTCGAGCGGCTGCCAACCGGCGTGTTCGAGCTCGATCAGAAGATCGGCGGACTCTGGCGCGGCGCGCTTGGCATGTGGGTGGCCAAGTCGGGTGGTGGCAAGTCGATGGCCCTCGTGTCGCAGGCGGCGACCGCGATCATGCACGCGCGCCGCTTCACGGGGTTCATTTCGCTCGAGCTCCCCCAGTCGCTCCAGCTCGCGCGCCTCTACTCGCACATGACCGGCGTGCCCGTGAACCTGATCCTCGACAACGCCCTGCAGCGCGCGGAAGCGCAGCGTCGAATCGAGATCATCGAGCAGCAGATCGGCATGTGCGAGGTTGCCGAGTTCCCCATGCACGGGACGACGCCCGCCGACCTGGACGCTTGGATCGAGGCCAAGGAGCAGGAGCACGGCCTCAAGATGGAATGTCTCATTGTGGATTACGCCGACCTCCTCGTGACACCCATGCCGGGCAAGGAGGTCAGTGATTACATGATGATGCGCTACGTGTACGCGCAGCTCCAGAGTATCGCCAAGAAGCGTGGCATGTGGATCTGGACGGCGTCGCAGGCGTCGCGCGGCTCGAAGAGCGACCAGAAGCCCAACGCCTACTTGGGCATCGACAACGTGGCCGACAGCATGAACAAGGTTCGCATCGCCGACATGATGCTGACGCTGAACATGCGAGAGGAGAACCAGATCGAGATCTACGTCGCCAAGCACCGCCTCGGTCGAGCCGACTACGCCATAGGTCCCCTCCAAACCGACTTCGAGCACGCAAGACTCACTCCGTGGGCGCGTGAGGACATGTTCGCCTGGTGAGGTCGCCATGTGGGAGACCTTCTGGGAGATCGAGAAGGCGCGCTTCGTGCTCGGGATCGTGGTCCTGCTCGGAGTCGGCGCCGTGTCCTTCGTGCTCACGTTGTCTAGGCACCCGCGATGACGACCCTGGAGTGGTACGAGCAGGACCACGAGGACGACCACGGCCCTGAGAAACAAGCGGAGTGGGCGGCTGTCGTGCAAGCGTTCAGCGGCCGGCTCGATTCCCGCCGCGACTGGACGCGCGCACAATGCCCCATGTGTGTGGAGCTCGAGGGCAAGGACGACTACAAGGAGTCCCTCGGCTACAACCATTGGACGGGTCGTTACAAGTGCTTCAAGTGTGGCTGCTGGGGCTACCTTCCGATCGGCATGCGGGTCGAGCTCAACGAGTCCTCCGAGATCACGGCGCTCGAGCGCCCCGTGGAGCCGAAGATCATGCAACCCGCCACGGGGTTCGTGACGCTGTTCGAGGAGCCCGGGTGGAGCGCGGCAAGCTACGACTGGGCCCGCAAGTACCTCCGAGACCCCGTCAACGGCACGCCGCGCGGGCGCGGGCTCCCCGATGAAGTGAGCCGCGCTGCCGGGCTCGGCGCGGCGCTCCACGGCCCGCTCGGCGGGCGCGTGATCGTTCCCATTCCCAACTACGCCGACCCCGACGCGCCGTGGCGCTACTGGGTCGCGCGCTCGGCGTGGGACGCACCTGGGATCCTCCCCTACAGGTACCCCAAGGGCGGCGACCGCATGGGGTTGCTCTACAACGAGCCCGCGTTGTACGTCGACACCAACGATCCCGTGTACGTCGTGGAGGGCTGCTTTGACGCGCTCGCGTTGTGGCCCGACGCCGTGGCTGTGCTGGGCAAGCCGCTGGAAAGTCAGATGCCCATGTTCCTCCGAGCGAAGCGCCCGATCTGTGTGGCGCTCGATGGCGACGCCTTCACCGACGCTCAGAAGCTCGCCTGGGATCTCCAGCACAGGGGCAAGATGGCCTACGCTGTCCGGCTCCCTGCCAAGAAGGATCCGGACGACGTGGGCAAGGCCTGGTTACGCGCGGCGTTCGACCGCGTGTTCCGCAGCGGCGCTTAGGCCTTGAGGGCCTTCGAGACCGAGGTCAACAGCCCGGCTTCCGCCTTGCCGAGGGCATCAGCCAGGTTCGGCGCCTTGACGCCGGCGCGCTGCGAGGCGCGGAGCATGGCGCGCGCGTCCTCGAGGGTCAGGTCGCTGATCGTCACGTCGGCGAGCGGGAGGCGGACGGTCTCTTGTGTGTGCTTCGTGCGCACGACCTTGCCCGCCCTGTGCTCGAACTCGACCACAGCACCCCAGCACACGGCGACCATGGCGTTGAGGTCGAGCCGGAGAACGACGTGCTTCGAACCCGTGGCTTTGACCGTTGCGACTCGTTGCTTGCTCATGCCTCTCGGAACGGCAGCGCGCGCCGCGCCTTGAGTGTTCTCCTCACCAATTCCGCCAGTCCTCACACGAGTAGCCGTTCAGGCCCATGCCCCAGCTGATGAGCATGCAGTCCCGGTCGATCGGCGTGGGGCGTCCCTTCTCGTCCGTGACGGGCGTCCCGTCCGGCTTCAGGAAGATCAGCCGGGGTTGCATAAAGATCACCAGCGCGCGCTCGTGGACGTGCTCGCGGAACCACACCGTGGAGACGCTCGCCGGGTAGAGTCCGAGAATGCGGCGCCCTGAGCCACTGCACTTCGCCGCCCACGTCCCCGCGATGTTGAACGTGGGGTTGATCCAGTTGGTCCAGTCCGGCTCGAGCTCGCTCTCCCAGTCCTGCTCGAGCGCGTTCACCAGTGGGTATTCGAACCCGTACGGCGCCACCTTGTCGTGTTTCGAGCAGGCAAGGTCAAAGTCGAAACGCGGGATCCCGAAGCGCCGGAGGACAGCGTCCAGGAACTCGCTCGGGGTGCGATAGTTTTGCTGGGTCATCTTGTTGTTCTTGGGGCCGGGCATCGTGGGTCCTGTGTCGATTGTGATCAATTGTTAAGAGTGCAACGATTGTGTTGATTCTCAGCTGGTGCAGCCGTACAGTCTACTTGCAGGCAACGAACGAAAGTAAAGCGAGGGAGACGACAATGCACGCAACGTGGGCTCGGATGGCGGACGGTTCGTGGGGCATTCGCGTGGAGAGCGCGCTGGAAGTCCTGTTCGACGCGATCGTTGGCCAACAGGTCGAGGTCGTGCGCCGGGATGGCAAGCGCTCGGTCGAGACGGTCACGGCCGTCCTCAAGGTCATGAAGCCGAGACCCCGGCGCCAAGTCGGACGCATGGTGTACGAGGGCGTGGGCAAGTTCACGGCCTACTGCACGATCGCTCCGAAGGAGAAGGAGCCGCGCCAGCGCAAGCCGCGCGCGGGGCGCGGCCCGGTCCACAACCGCCGCAACGGTGACGACAGCACGCGCGCGTTCTTCTCGAGCCACTACACGCGCCAAGCCCCGGCGGCCGCCTGCCGTTCGTGTGTCCCCTACTCGGCGGTCGCGATCATGGCCGAGCTCGACGCGATCGACGCCGAGGAGCGCGCGCCGCGCACGCAAGACGAGCACCTCGAGGAGACAGCAACGGAGCTCGAGCTCGAGCGCCAGCTCTCGCTGGCGGAGCAGATCGCGAGCGAGAAGGGCGCGTGGCGGGCGATCGGCCTGTCCTGAGAAAACGACTCAAGGCGCGCTCCGGCGCGCCGTTCACGTGGCAAGACGCCTCGAGCGTCGCAAGGAAAAGCGAGGAACAGATACATGGCACTCTCAAAACTTCGGGTCATTGGTAACAACGAGCAGCAGCGGATCATCTGGATGGCGCTCTTCGCGCCGGGGGTGGAGGGTCGCCGCGGGTTGCCGTACGTGATCGTCGGCCCGCCGGGCTCGGCCAAGACGAGCATTCTGCGTCAGCTGGCCCGGATTGGCGGTCTGCCGAGCCGAACCATGCTCGGGAGCATCCGCAGCCCCGTCGACTTTCTCGGCGTTCCGTTCAAGGTCACGCGCAAGTTCACAGACCCGGAGACCTTCGAAGTGCGCGAGATCCCCTACACGCACTACGCTCCGCCGGGGTGGGTGCTCGACCTCAGCGAGAGCGGCCGCGCGCTGGCGGTCTATGACGAGTTCAACACAGCGAGCATCGCCGTCCAGAACAGCATGCTGCGCGTCATGTTCGAGGGCGTGGTCGGAGAGCACCCGCTTCCTCCCGGCGTGCGCCAGCTCGGCGCCATGAACCCGATCAGCCAGGCGACGGGCGGGCGGGAGCTGTCGATGGCCCTGCAAAACCGGCTCGGCGTGCTCGCGTGGCCCGAGGTCACGGCTCAGGAGTTCACGCGGCACCACCTAGGCGGCGGCTCGCTCGGCTCGAGCGTGCTCAAGGGGACCGGGGAGAACGCGAGCATGACCCTCGAGACGGTCAAGGCGGAGGACGAGGAGGCGGCCGTGGACGCGCGCTATGACGCGGCGTGGGCGCAAGCGCTCGGGCACGTCACGGGTTACTTGCAACGGCGCCCCGAGGCGCTGAACAAGGTCCCGACCACGCTCGGCACGCCGTGGCCGTCGTCTCGCTCGTGGGAGTTTGCGATGCGCGCGTACGCGGGTTGTCTCGTGTACGACATGACCCCCAGCGAGGAGCTCCTCGCTGGCTCGGCGTACGTCGGCGCGCAGGTGTACGGGGAGTTCGTGCGCTGGCGCAAGGATGCCGACCTGCCGGATCCGGCGGATCTGTTGGACGGCAAAGTGCACTTCGAGCACACTCCCGCGCGTCTCGATCGCACGGTCGCCGTGATCAGCGCCTGCACGGCGCTCGTGTCGCCCAAGAACGCCGAGAAGCGCAAGGAGCGGACGGAGTCTCTGTGGAAGTTCCTGCGGGACATCCCCGACGCGGCGCTGGACTTGACCATGCCAGGCGTCACGGCGTTGGCGGCGGCGGACTTGGCTGTCGGGACGACGGCGTTCAAGATGCTGGCTCGACTCGAGCCGATCATGTCGGCGGCGGGCATGATGCGCGGGCGCTGATCGCGCTCAAGGATTCGAGGCGCGCGACGTTCAACGGTTTCGGAGGTTTTGACGAATGAAGCAGCAAAACACGGGTGCCCTGTTGTCGGCGCTCAAACCCGAGCTCCGACTCCCCGCCGCGCGCCTCAAGGCGTGTGACGCACTGCCCTACTTCAGCGCGGGGGTCAACGACCTGGTTCCCTATGTGATGCCCGGGTTGGGTCAGATTGGCGTGACGTCGGGGGGTGTGCTCATGTATGACCCCGACGTCCTCGGACAGTGGACGGCGCTCGAAGCCGGCGCCGTCCTCCTGCACGAGTACATGCATGTGTTTGGCCGACACGAGCGTCGGTTTCAAGAGCTCGTCCGGCGCGGCGTCGCACAGGACAACAAGGAGGATCGCGATCTTTGGAACCAGGCGGCCGATGCCGAGATCAACGACAACCTGGAGGACGCCGGCCTCCCCCTCCCGAGCATCAACGGCTGTCCTCCCTGCACACCCACGTCGTTGGGCCTGGATCGCCACTTGACCGGCGAGCAGTACTTTTCCCAGCTGCTCGAGCGTCGTCAGCAGCAACAGAGCGGCAAGGGGAAGGGCAAAGGGAAGGGCGGTGGCCCGGGTAAAAGCCCGGGGTGCGGCTCGGGCGCGGGCAACCCGTGGGAGGACGAGCCCGACGCGCAGACGCTGGCCAAGCTCGAGCGCGACCCCGTCTCGCAAGACGTGACGCGGCAGACGGTCGCCGAGAAGATCGTGGAGCGCGCCAACCAGCGCGGCGACGTCCCCGCGGGCTTGCTCGCACAGGCCAAGTCGGAGATTCCGAGCTCGGATATCCCCTGGGAGGACCAGCTGCTCACGGCGGTCTCCGCCGGCGTGGCGCACGTGGAGGGCATGGGCGACTATACGTTCACGGTCCCGAGCCGCTGGCAAAGCGCGCTGATCGACGAGTTTGGGGAGGACGACGCGCCCGTGCTCCCCGGCGAGCACCAGCCCCTCCCCAAGGTCGCCACGGCGTTCGACCTGTCGGGGAGTGTTCCCGACGAGGACATTAGCCGCATGTGTGGGCACACGATGGGTATGCTCGACAGCCTCGGTGGCATGAGCGTCACGTTCCTGGCGTGCGACGCGGCCGTTCACGCTGTCGCCGAAGTGCGTACGATCGACGACCTGCTCAAGAACCTCAAGGGGCGCGGCGGCACGGACTTCCGTCCCGTGTTCGAGGAGATCGCCAAGTGGCCCGAGAAGCCGGAGATCCTCGTGTTTCAGACCGACGGCTTTGGCCCCGCACCAGCGACGCCTCCCGGCTACAAGGTCATATGGCTGATCACGCCCAACGGGCGCGTGCCGTGGGCCGCCGCAGACGAGGGGGGTAGCTGGGATGGCGAGGAGGTCGACTACGGTACTGTGATCTGGATGTCGAAGGAAGATCGTCAACTTCATGCGCGAGAGAGCAAAGCACGGTAACGCAACTCACGGCAGGTTTGGGTCGCCTGTGTACCGACGTTGGGGAGCTATGGTGCAACGCTGTACGAACCCCAAGAACCCCGCATGGGATCGATACGGCGGACGAGGCATCACAGTGTGCGAGCGCTGGCGCTCGTTCGAGAACTTCTACGCCGACATGGGCGATCCGCCGCCGGGCATGTCTCTCGACCGCATCGACAACGAGCAGGGCTACGAGCCCGGCAACTGCCGTTGGGCGACGCGCTCCGAGCAGGCGCGCAACCGGCGTGTCTGGGGGCGTGGGTACTCCTGGGATGGGAAGAACAGGAAGTGGCGGGCTCGTGTAACCCTAAGTGGTTGTAAGATGGACCTTGGTTTGTTTACCTCTACGGAAGCGGCTGATGAGGCCGTTCGAGAAGCGAGGCGCGCGTATGCCCAACAGCAACAACGCGGCTGATCTCGAGGCGTGGGTGTCCGTGAGGCTCGGGCTCTTTGAGACGGTCCGCCGTCTCGAGCGCCCGGAGCTCATGCGCTACACGCTCAACGAGGAGCGCTTTGCCGATGACCCGCCCGGCACCTGGATTGGCGATGAGCTCTACATTCCACTGTGGCTCTACACGCTGATCAAGGCGTTCGAGCTGGCGGTGATCGTTCCTCCGACCCTTACGCTGGAGCGTGCCGTGGGGTTGGTCGAGAAGGATGTTGAGCGGCAGGAGGGACTGGCTGCCCTGATTCGACTCGCTGTGTTCCGTCCGGGGGCTGTGATTACTCAGTTGCTGGAATGGGAAGAAAACTCCGTTTAAGGTCCCCGCTCCCGAGTCGTTCCTCGGGTAGGAGAGGCGCATGAAGTTCGAATACAAGGGTTGCCAGCTGGCCAAGCATTGGACGGGTTGGGTGGACGAGCTCGACTATGTGTTGGTCGAGCCCAAGGTCGACGGCTACCGGCTCAACGCCACGGTTGAGCTCGACGGCTCGATCACATTCCGTTGTCGCGACGAGGAGTCCCCGCAATGGATCGAGCACCTCGGGCACGTCGCGGTCGAGGTCTCTGACCTGGGGCTCGAGCCCGGCACGATGCTGGACGGGGAGGTCATGGCCAAGGATTGGAACGAGACCTCGAAGCTCCTCCGGCGGTTCCGGGAGAACATGGATGAGGACGACCTCGAGAGGATCCGTCAGGAGGTCAAGTTCCACGTGTTCGACCTCGTGGACCTGCGGAACATCCGCGAGATTCCCCCGAAGGGGCGCCAGCGCAAGCCGCGCCTGGTCTACGACCGCTCGCAGCATGAGCGCACGGCGGACGTGGAGGAGCTCCTCTTGGGCATCAACGAGCGCTCCACGCTCCGGCTCCTGCCGTCGGTCATGTGCGCCAGCGCCGAGCAAGTGGACGCGACCTATGCGCGCTTCGCGCAGGAGTACGAAGGGGCGATCGTGAAGGTGCCGCACGCCCCGTACTACTTCAGCCGGGAGGATGCCTGGTTGAAGATCAAGCCCACGAGCACGGTCGAAATCGTGCTGACCGGCGCCGTGGAGGGCGAAGGCAAGCACAAGGGGCGGCTCGGCGCGCTCGAGGGCAAGACGCTTCAAGGCGCGGACGTGCGCGTCGGCACCGGCTTCAGCGACGCCGAGCGGGAGCGGCTGTGGGCCATGCGCGATCGGCTCGCTGGGCTCCGCGCCGAGATCTCTCACCAGGCCGGCACGGTCGCGACGGCGAGGCACCCGGTGTACCACAGGCTCCGAGACTTGGGATGAAGCAGCGTCGTTGGAAGTGCCCTCATTGTTCTACTGAGGGTTGGGAATCCGGCACCGAGCGTGTGTCTCCGGCGTTCGACCACGATCGGGTGGACGGGCGAAGGTGCCTAGCTGCGGCGAATTTACTCAAGCGGGCGCAACGCCCGCCGTTCAGCGGCAAGAAGGGCGCACGTTGCGCAAAGACGGAGGACAACAGATGACGGTCAGGATCAACAGTTTCAACTTTTTCAACGGGGATGACGCGGAGGTCGAGGTGCGCTTTGGGCTGCCGTCGTCCTCGGATGACGCCATGCGGTTCCTTTCGGCGCTCGGCGCGTTCGTCAGCAACTACGGCAGCAAGCAGATCCCGGCGCTCCCCATGAGCGACGAGAGCAAGGAGCCTCACGCGGTGGAGACTGCGGAAGCAGTACAGCCCGCGCCAGCAACCAAGTCCCGCGCGCGCCGCTCGGCGCCGCCCGCGCCGCCTGCTCCCGAGGAAACGAAACCCGTGGATAACTTCGGGGAGGAGACGGCCGCCGTTGCGCCTCCCACGGTCACGGAGACTGTGGTGCCCGCGCGCGACCCAAAAGCCGCGTCTGCCCCGGCTGTCGCGACCACGGACGTTGTCTCTTCCCCCGCCCCTGCCCCGCGTGAGGCTGTGCGGCGCGTGGCCACGCCGGCCCCTGCGACACCCCCAAAAGCCCCGACTGGAGCGTCGTCTGCCCCAAGTGCGGGTGCTTCCCAGACCACGCTCCCTACTGTGGATGGCGCGGCGATCGCTCGCGTGCCCGTCTCCGAGATCCCCGCTGATCTCATGGCGGCCAAGTCGTTCAAGAACGCGCTGGTGTGGCTGCTCCGGAACGGGTACGACTCGGCGGAGAAGCTCACGCGGGCCTGCTACATGTACGGGGACGTGCCGTGTATTGGGCGCTACTTGGAGCCCAGCCCGGATCCCGAGATGGCAATCGAGCGGCGCGTGGCGCGCGCGTTCGAAGTCCTCGGAGGGTCGAGCGCATGAGGGTCCTCCCCCTCTATGAGCCGGGCGCGACGCCCGTACAGATCGAGGGGACCCAGCCGCTGGCGTTGGACGCCGGGTGCACGCGCTGTGCGCTCGGCGCTCGCGCCGTCACCCGGTGCATGAGCGCGGCGCTTGTGGGTCCCGAGGCAACGCCTCTGCTCTACGTGATCGGGCAGGGCCCGACGCAGCAGGAGGACCGCACGGGGCTCCCGTTCTCCGGTGCCGGCGGGCAGTACGTCCGCCAGCTCATTGGCGCGCGCTGGAAGGGCCAAGTGCTGTTCGACAACGCGCTCCGCTGCAACCTCGGGCGCGAGAAGATCAAGGCCAAGGCGATCGAGGCGTGTCGCCCCTACTTGGCGGAGGTCTGGCGCCAAGCCGGGGCATCGCGCGTGCTCCTGCTCGGCAGGGAGGCCATGCTGTCGTTCCTCGGCGACGGCTTCAACCCGCTCTCCGTGCGGCGGGGCTACGCTTACACGTCGACCGGAGTCCCTGTGTTCCTGCTCATGCCTCCGGCCATGGCACAGCGGAACCGATTCCTCCGTGGGTGGTTCGAGGAGGATCTCCTGTGGGCGCTCACGGCCGACCCCACACCCCCGCCGAAGGACGGGCTCGTGTTCCAGGTGCTGGACGAGGACGACTTCCAGCAGGCGCTCTCCGACCTCGAGATCGCTCCGTGGGTCACGCTCGACACGGAGACCTACGGCGCTCTGGCCAACAACGAGACCTGCATCCTGGACGCGGCCCTCACTCCCGGCGGTCAGGATTATGCCTACTCGTTCCCGCGCGAGTCAGTGGAGCGGTTCGGGGACCGGTTGTTCCGGTTCCTCCGAGACAAGCGCGCGGTCGGGCACTCTCTCAAGCATGACCAGATCGTGGCGTGGCGTCAGTTTGGTTTCCGCCCGGAGTGTCACGCCGATACGCTGTGGCTCCGGCGGTTCTTCGAGTGCAACGTGGAGTTGGCGCTCGAGGACGCGCAGACCGCGATCGGCATGACCGGCGGCAAGCATGCGACGGCGTGGGTGAAGCTGGGCTCGGCAGGCCTCCGGAAGGAGGCGACCTACGCGGAGAAGGTCGCGAGCGGTGCCGACCTCAAGCGCTCGAAGCCGCCGGTCACCGACTACTGGCACGGGCACCCCGACCCCGCGCGCAACGCCGCCGAGCGGGAGCAGGCGGTTACGCGCGTGCGCCAAGGGGACGACCCCGCGCGTTACAGCTACGCGGCGATTCCTCCCACGGAGCGCGCACAGTACAACGCGCTGGACACGGTCTCGACGGATCGGATCTACAGGGCCTATCGGGCGCGGCGCGATCCGGACGCCGAGCGCGCCATGCGCGTGTGGGAGGAGATTGGGCGCGACATGCAACACGCGCTCATGACCATGGAGTACAACGGCATACACGCCGACCGCTCCAAGATTCACGAGCTGATCGCGTGGATGGATCGGGACATTGCCGAGATCGAGAGCAAGATCGAGGCCGAGTACCCAGAGGCCCAATTCGGGAAGTTCAACTTCAACTCGGGCAGTCCTGATACGGCGCGACTCCTGTTCGACATACGCAAGCTCCCCTGTAAGCAATTCACTCCGACCGGGCGCCGCCAGTGCAACGAGGAAGTGCTGGACAAGCTGGACGACCCGATCGCTGAGCTGATCATCAAGTGGCGGAAACGCCAGCACTTTAAGAGCCAGTACGCCGAGGGCATGCTGACCTACATTCGCGACGACGGCCGCGTTCACCCCGGGATCAAGGGCGTGGGAACGGAGTCGGGGCGGCCCTCCTCGGAGGATCCGAACCTGTTCAACTTGCCCCGCGCGGACGCCGCCGATGGCAGCGGCAAGGCGTGCCGGGACATCTTCGTGGCCGACCCCGAGCTGATCCTCATGGATGACGGGACGGTCGATGAGTGGGTCCTCGTGGAGGTCGATCAGTCACAGGTCGAGCTCCGCGTCGCGGGCATGCTGTCGCAGGACCAGAAGATGATCGAAGTGTTCCTGAACGACGGCGACATTCACTTGGCCGCCGCCATAGAGACTGCGCCTTACGTCAAGATTGACCCCGCCGTCGTCAACAAGGAGCACCCCCACAGGTCGAACACGAAGGCCGTCGTGTTCGGCGCGCTCTACGGGGAGCCCGCCGGCGCGCTCGCAAAGAAGCTCGGGATCTCGAAGGCCACGGCCGAGAAGCTCCAGAAGCTCATCCTAGGTCACTACGACCAGCTGGACCGCTGGTGTCGGGAACAGCTCGCCTTTGCCAAGCGGCACGGGTACTGCTTCACGTATTGGAACGGCAAGCCCTTCCGCAAGCGGTTCCTCACGGACGTGGCCAACCAGGAGCCGGGCACGCGCGAGACCGCCGAGCGCTCGAGCTGGAACACGCCGATCCAAGGGACGGCGGCCGACTACACGAACGCCAGCCTGGGGGCGATCCAGCGTTGGATCGAGCAGCGCTGGACCAACCCCTACTTGGCGTCTCTCAACGGCGCGCGCCCCGAGCCGCTCCCCCGCGCCGTGCCCGCGCGCCTCGTGCTCACAGTGTACGACTCGATTCTGGTCGAGTGTCGCAAGAGCGTCCTTCCCGAGGTCACGCAGCAGGTCAAGAGCATCATGCAGAGCTGGCCGACGCTCCACGGGATGCCTCTCAAGGCTGACCTCAAGGTCGGAAAAAAGTTCGGAAGTCTGGGCAAGTACGAGCCCAAAGAGTGGCAGCTCAAGCCGGCCAGCGAGTACCCGGCGATCGTCACGGCGGGCCCGGACGGTCGTTGGAATGTGAACCGGCCCACGTAAGGAAGAGTGAGATGACCAGGTTCCTGAAGCGTACAGAGGATGAAGGCTACGAGGTCGGGCGCGTGCGGGTCACGTTCATAACGGAGCGTGCCATAAAGGTCGAGTACTTGGACGGCCCTCATGTGGGCGACACGGATCAGTTCGTCCCCAAGAGCCAGATCCATTCGAGCTCCGAGGTCAACGACACGACGCTCATCGACGAGGAGGGCACTCTCGTGATCTCCCGTTGGCTTGCGGGGAAGCGTGGGTGGGCGAAGTGAGTCCAGAGGATCTCGAAGCCTACAGGCGCGCTTCGATTCGAATCGAGCCGTTGCAGATTCAGGACGAGTACGTGCGCGTGCCCTCGGACCTGGCGTACTGGACGGAGATGCACGCCACGATCTACCGGGAGTGGCAGCTCGCCAAGTTCTCCCGGGAGCAGGAGTGGGGGGCCGCCGTCAACCGGGCGCGCTCCGAGCTCAGCTCGCGCGGCGGCAAGGCCACGGTCTCCGACGTAGAGGCCTATGCGATCAACGATCCCGCGTACGTGAAGGCGAAACGGGATGAAGTTCACTTAGAGGCCGAAAGGCAACGGCTCTTGGGCATGGTGGAGGCAGTGCGCACGAAGCGCGACATGCTCGTGTCCCTCGGAGCTCACATCAGAGCAGAGCTAGAGCACGACCCAATCATCAAGGAACGCGAACTATGACGGAACAGCGCAGTGCAATGGTACGGTACGCCGAATACACGGAGCAGGACTTCGACAAGGATGTCGACCGGGCGAATCAGATTGGCGGCCGCGCCATTATGGAGCTCCAGCAGGGGGAGAACGTCGTCCGGTTCGTTCCCTCGAACACGCCGGGCGTGTCGCCGATCCGTTCGACCGGCATGCACTACGTGGACGCGATCCCGGGGCTCGATAAGATGGTCGTGTTCGCGTGCCCCAAGAAGGAGCTCCAACAGCCGTGTCCCGTGTGCGACGCCGGCTCCCAGCTCATGCGCTCGCCGAACCCGATCGACCGCGAGCGCGGCGAGCGCATCGGCGCGAAGCTCACTCTGTACGCCAACGTCGTCGACCGCTCGGCGCCGGCGGACGACCCCAACCAGGGCATCCGCGTGCTCCGCTTCGGCAAACAGATCCTCGAGCAGCTCAAGACGATCCGCCGGAGCACGCGCACGGGTGGGGACTTTTTCGATCCCGGACCCAACGGGTTCGACATTGTGATCACGCGGGAGGGGACCGAGAAGTCCACGAAGTACAAGGTGATCCCCGATCGCCAGAACAGCCCGCTGTTCGAGGACACGGAGCTGGCGCAATACGTCATTGACAACGCCTACGACCTCAACACGTTCGTTGAGGCCGTGGTCCCGGACCAGGTGGTCGCGGCGCTCCAGTCTGCGGCGGGCAACGTACAGCTCGCCGGGCGCGCGGCGCCGGCGGCGCGCCAGCTCCCGCAACGTGCCTCCGCTCCGGCGCGCCAAGCCCCCGCAGCTCCGAGCGGCCAGCGCTCGGGCTCGGCGCTGTTCGAGCCCACGCCGCCGGCGGCGAGCGCCGCGCAGACGATCGCAGACGCGGACTTCACGGACGAGGATGACGACTTCGGGCCCCCGCCGAAGGCGTGACGTGCATGGCCGCCAAGAAGCAGGCAGCAGAGACCCCGAAGGCCAAGCCTTCGGGGGACTCGGTTCTGGACGCCGTGCGCGCCAAGCACGGCGCGGACAGCTTGATTCGCCTGGGCACCCACGTGTTCCAGCGCGTGGAGACCACGCCGTCGGGCGCGCTCACGCTCGACTTGGCTCTCGGCGGGGGCTACGCGCGCGGGCGAATCGTGGAGGCGTTCGGCGTGGAGAGCTCGGGTAAGACGACCTTGGCGCTTCACGCCGTGGCGGAGGTCCAGCGGCTCGGCGAGCAGGCCGCCTTCATCGACGCCGAGCACGCCCTCGATCCGCAGTACGCCAAGGCGCTCGGGGTCGACCTCGATCAACTCCTGTTCTCGCAACCTCAGAGCGGAGAGGAGGCGCTCGACTTGGCGATCAGCCTGGCCGAGACCGGGGACGTCTCGCTGATCGTGGTCGACTCCGTGGCGGCGCTCACGCCGCTGGCCGAGCAGGAGGCGGACATGAGCTCGTCGCAGGTCGGCGTGCAGGCGCGAATGATGAGCAAGGGGCTCCGCAAGCTGTGCGCGATCCTCAACACGAAGCGCTGCACGTGCCTGTTCATCAACCAGCTCCGCATGAAGATCGGCGTCATGTACGGCAACCCGGAGACCACGCCGGGAGGCAACGCGCTGAAGTTCTATGCGAGCCAGCGGCTGGACGTGCGCCGGCGCGAGCACGTGAAGGAAGGGGAGGACGCGGTCGGGAACAAGATCGCGGTGAAGGTCGTCAAGAACAAGATCGCTCCTCCGTTCCAGGAGGCTTCTCTCACGATCCGTTGGGGCACGGGCGTGGACCGCGTGGCGGATCTGCTCGACGCCGCCGTGGGCTCGGGCGTCGTGGAGAAGGCGGGGAGCTGGTACAGCTTCGGTGAGACCAAGCTCGCGCAGGGCGCCAACAGCACGGTCGCCAAGATTGCCGCCGAGCCTGCGCTCTGCGATGCGATCGAGAAGGCGACACGGGAGAAGCTCAAGCTCGTATGAAGATCGCATTCGTGGGGGACGTGCACCTCGGCAACCACAGGCTCCACGGCGGGGAGCTCAAGCTCGGCATGAACGAGCGGTTTCGCGCCGTGCTCGAGGCACTCCGGCGCGCGCTGGCCTGGGCAAGGCACCAGCAGTGCACGGACGTCGTGGTCCTCGGGGACTTGTTCGACACGCCCAAGCCGCTCCCTCAGCAACTGACCGCCGTGCGCGACGCGCTGCGCGAGTTCCCCGGCGATGTGCACTTGATCCCCGGCAACCATGACCGCGTGAGCTCGGAGCCGGGGGACCACGGGCTCGGGCCTTTGCACATGGGGGAGGGGCTGTGGGTTTATGATCGACCGGAGATTATTGGGGACTCCACGGTCGAAGTCCTCCTGTGTCCGTTCGACGCGCGCCCCGTACGCGAGTGGCTCCCGGAGGCGCTCGCCGGCGCGCGCTGGTCCCAGGGAGAGCGGATCGTGTGTGGACACTTCGGGCTGTGGGAACGCGCACAGGCGAGTAGCCAGCCGTGGCTGACCAACGCCAACGACGCCGTGGAGGTGGTGGAGGTCGCCAAGATCCTGGCAGCACACTCCGTTCAGCATCTCTATGTGGGCAATTACCACACGCACTTCCACTGGACGGCGGAGGGCGTCGACCTGCATCAGGTCGGAGCCCTCGTGCCTACAGGCTTTGACAACCCGGGGTTCGAGTACGGGTATGTGGAGGTATGGCCTCCGGTCCCCGGTGCCGACGCCTACATCCCTGGCCCGCGCTTCGTGGTCGTCGGTTCGGAGCGCGAGCTCGAGGTCGCGCTCGAACGCGCCGAGCGTTACGGCTGTGCGCTTTACGCCGATTGGCGCGTGTCGCCGGAGGAGTACGTCGCCACGACGCAGCTCCTCGAGGGGCTCAATTCGGGTGCGCGCGTGGAGGTTCACGTCGACCGGAAGTTCAGCAAGCTCCGCGCGGCACAGGCCGCCGGAGCGGCGCGCAGTTCCGAGACGCTCATCGACGCCGTGCACCAGTTCGTGGAGAAGCATCCGATGCCGCCGCATGTGGATCGTGAGCGTGTGCTCGCACATGTAAGGCGATTCCTCAGATGCTGATACACAAGATCCAAGTCGAAAATTTCATGGCGCGCGGGCGCGCCGAGCTCGAGCTCCCGGAGGCGGGGGTGACGGTTCTGACGGGGGCCAACGGCGCGGGCAAGTCTCGGTTCATTGAGGCTGTGGCCTATGCCTTTTGGGGTGAGACGCTGCGCGGGGCAGACCCGTGGATCGAGGGAGAGGCGGGTTCCGTGTCCGTTCTCACGGACGTCGGAGACGCGACCCGCAAGTGCTCCGCGCGCGGCGCGAAACAGCTCTTGTGGAACGGGCAGAAGGCGGACACCAACAGCCGGACCCAGGAGCTCATTCGCGCCGCGTGCGCCGAGTTCGACTTCTGGCGGCGCACGCACGTGTTCTCCTCCGGCGAGGCCGCGCACTTCTCGAGCGCGACCGACGGGGAGCGCAAGCGGATCATGGAGATGCTCCTCGGAATGGAGGTGTTCGACGCGGCTCAGAAGGCGTGCGCGGACGAGGTAGGCGCCGTCAACGCCGAGACCCATTGGTTGGCAACGGAGCTCGCCAAGGCGGAGGGGCGCTACAACGTGGCGTGCGCGCGTCTCGCCGCGCTCGGGGAATTCCCTCCGTTCATCCCCGGCACGCCCCCGGAGTTCGCGGAAACCCCAGCGCTCGGAGAGCAGCTCGAGCAGGCGCGCGCGGCGACCGTTGCGCTGGAGAAGGAGCACAGGGACTTGCTCCAACAAGCCGCCGAGCGCTTCTCCACCCCCGCCAAGGACCGCGAGATCGGCGACAAGAGGCTCGAGCTCCGCGCCGCCACTCAGAAGCTCGAGCTCGCGCGCGCGGGGCGCTGCTCGACGTGCGCTCAGCCGTGGCACGGGGACAGCGTGGAGAAGCTCGAGGAGACGTGCGGTTACCTCGAGCTCCAGATTCAAGAGCTCTCGGACTACGTCGCGCGCGCCAAGGAGCAACACGATGCCAAGATCACGGCGCTCCGCGTGCGCGCCGCGCGCGTGGAGGCCGAGCTCAGCATGACGCGCGCGTTCGGACTCGACCTCGAAAAGCAGATCATCAAGGAGGAGCATGCGCGCCGCGCCGCGCAGGAGTGGGCCGAACGCGAGGCGCTCCGGCGCTCGGATTGGGAGCAGCAAGCCAAGGACTACGCTGCCAAGAAGCAGCGTGCGCAGGCGGAAGTGCTGACGTGTCGAGATGAGCTGAACGACTTCCGCCTGGCTCTCGAGGAGCAGCGCTCGAAGTTGTTCGAGCTTCAGGTTGCCGCGTCGATCCTCGGCGTGAAGGGCCTCCGTGGTCACGTGCTCGGGCGCGCGCTGGACGGCGTGGAGGCCGTAGCCAATTACTGGCTCCAACAGATCGCCCCCGGGCGCGCGCTCACGGTCCGCGCCGAAGGCGACGCGGGCAAGATCACGATTGGGCTCC